CGGCGTCTCACATATGTCATCGTACCACATCGGCTTAAAGATGTGGACGGCAGGAGCTCCCCTTTTCACTGTCTCTTCCTCACATTCAGTGCAATGGTCTCCCTTCACGTACCCGTGCTTCTTACAAATAACCCCAATTGTCTTTCCTGTCTTCGACATCGTCTAGAAAAATCTCCCAATCATCTCCGCATTTTCGCCCGCTCTCTTCTGCAACATCCCTTTATCTTGCAACATCTTATTCTGCAATTCCATGAAATTCTGCTGGGGAATAGCCGACGCTGTCGTTTCTGGTGCTTCCGGCAACACTTGCATCGCATCTACCCAATCATATTCTCTCAACAACATCCTCATCAAGAAATCTATATTCGCTCTCGGGTTTTTCGACAACGCCTGTATAAGTTCCACAATCTCTCTCTTCTTCATCATCTTCGTCTTTGGAGTCATCGACTCCACATCCACTTTTATATTGTATTTTCCATCATTATCCGTTCCCTTAAACGCAACCCAGTACTTCGCCGCATCATATCCCACAACAGGTATAATCTTCTCTTCCGTCCATCTCTTAAACACAATCCTATTTATTTTTTGTACTGTCTTCACTAGCGCTGTTGCAACTATATCTCTTCTCTCATCCGACCTAACATCACTGGCCGCTTGTACAATCCTCATCTCCTCCGCAGTCCGTCTTCCTGGAGGCGCCTCCCCTCCCTGTTGTCTCCCTCTCCCCATCAATTCTCTCACATCCGACCTAATCAATTCCGTCCACTGCGTTAGGTCAATAGGGATGTGGGGTTGGAGTAATGCAACCACTTTCGCTGGGTCTCCCTTTACCTTCACTACCGGTCCCACCTCATCACTCAGCATCTTATCTATCTCCGTATCATCAATCATTCCAGCTTCCACCAAAAACTTCACAAGCGCTATACGTCGATGCAACATCGCTTGAGTACGAGCCTCATTTATCTCCAACTGCTGCGGCTCAATTATCTGAACGTCGCTCGGTCCCCAATAATACTCGCAGTCCTCATTAAAGGTGAAGTCAACGAAGGGAAGACCGCCTAATTGAAGAACGTCTTCTGAAGGTGGTCGTATCCACTTCTCATATCCTGGTACATACGCCATTATCTCCCTTCTCTTAAAATCCCTTATCTCGTGTATCTCCACTACATCTGCGATTGATGACAACTCTTTATAGAAGTCGGCACGTTCAGTGTCTTTGTGAAGTACCTCCATATGAGTCCCTTCCAACTCTTCCGTATTCTTATACTTTTTGTCTGCCTTCACATCCTCTAACGTCTTAAGAACGACGTGGTCAACCCATGGACAGTCATCTAAAGTACGCACTCCGAATGGGACTATGAAAACATCCGCCATTATCCTTGACGCCCACGGCATCCCTGGCTTTACATTCACATTATACTCCACCCTTTCCTTCTTGTTCTTGCTCAACGCCGATATTGGTATTCCTAATCTCTCCGCAATCTTCTCTTCCTCGCTCCCCGCTATTTCACTCCACACCCCATCATACCCTATCTTACAAATTCCTCTATTAGTGTAGTAGGCATCCAACACCATCGTCTTAAACGTCGACTTAATATCCAACTCTTCTAGTAGCCAGTTATCCATTGCCTCCACCAGCTTACACTGAACAGCAAGACCAGGGTTCCCGCTCGGTGACACATTTATATAAGGATTACGGAAGTATATCTCCGGCACCATTCCTCTCGCCATACTATGCACCAAGTTATACGGAAGGATAGATGTAACTCCAGTCGATGACGTGTAACCAGGAAAATGTCCTCGTCCGTACTCTCTATACGTATGCCAACGCTTAGAGTTTCCGAAGTTTTCCTTATACCGAACTCCCGCCCCTACTAATTCTGCCCATCCCTCTATGTCTGCCTTCACCCTGCCATCCCTCCCTTTCTCCTCAACCAGTTTAATCGTCCACCATGCACTGGCGTTATTTTTGGTTGCATAAGTCTCGCATTCGTCACTTTTATAAAGTCTTTCGCCTTTTCCAACATCCAAAAACAGAGCGGCTCATCATACATCGTCCCATTTCCAGGTCCACTAACCATCGTCTTTCCATCCTTCTGCAGTGTTATCGTCAACACTATATCTTCCCTTTCTTTCTCCACCTTCTCTTCTGGTTTCTTCACCTCTTCGCTCATTTCCCCATCCTCTTTTTTATTGCAGCCGCTACATTACTTCCACCACTATCATCCTTCGTCGATTTAGTCTTAACCTCTCCCGCATACGACTTCCCATTCAAGAAGCAGATATGCATATACCTCCCACCACCAAGTTCCTTCGTCCTAATTCGTCCTCCTTGTGCTCTACACCTATCAAAACCTGCTGGCATTCCAACCTCCCATTTTAAAGCTTACCTAAATAAACATACAGAACTCCACTATCAATGGTGTCGAGGTCCAATCCATCTACTACCTGTCCATCTTTTCCAAAATTCATTGACTGTTGATACCCATTCACCGACACATCTCCTAATTTAAACTTACATATCTCCTTCCCATTTCCATCGTGGAGTATACAGTCATCTTCATCTGCCGTCCCCACATAAAGTACCGCATTTATCCTCACCGGTGTTCCTGCTGCCACTACCGCTTCCGCTGTGTCCAGTACCCATCTCCCGTTATATTTTGTGTTCGCCACTTCTTGCCTCCTGTTTATTTAGTAATTTCAATTTTTGAACTTACACCTTATTTTCCTGCCATTACGTACTCACTCTGTCTCGAAAACGGATATGGACACACTTTCCTTTGTCTACAACTCTTCCTTATCTCATCCAGCGTAAACGTCATCCTCTTCGACTGTGGTAGTGGCGGTCTCTTCTTCTGTTCTCTCTCATACTCTGTCGCCGTTCTATCCCCTACCTGCCACGCCAACGCATCAATAAGGTCGTCGTGTTTCCCATACGGAAACGTTGTCAACTCCTCTTCTAACTCCCTCATCCCCCTTTTTATCCAAATAACCCCATTCTCAAACAACGGCGAAAGCCTATTCTTTATCCTTGCCTCTTTGTTTCCTTTCGCCTTTACTTCCTCTATTGAATAATACTTATCTCTCTTCTTCATCTCCTCCCTAAATGCAGCTGCCAAGTGCGCATACCTATTCGTCTCCATTCTAATCTTCCTACAGTTATCTAAGTCCGCCACCTCAAATGTCTCATCTATCATTTGCTTATCCGACACCCGTTTTCTTCTATATCTCCTCACAAACAACCCTTTCTTCGTATGTTTAACCGAGACAATGGCTGAGTAGTCTTGGCTCTTCTTTCCTGTGGGAGGGTCGGCTGGGTCTAGTGTCACCAACCCACTCTCCTCTTCTGGCATCTCACTATCTTCATAGTACCGAAACCAATCCGGATTAAACGCCATAAACTCTTTAGCGAGTGGGTTGTTTTCATATAGCATAGAAAACATGTATAATCCCATCCCCGCTTTTATATTATCTAACCTCTCTCTGCTAAATTTTTTGTATGTTGGACTTCCATCCTTCTTACTGCATTTTCTATTAAAAGTGTCAAACTTCTCATTCTCCATTACATAGTTGATAAGGTCGTATGATGCCCACCTAGTCCCTATCACTACCCTCTCATCCTCTTCGTTTATCAACAGTGGTATAGTTAACTTATGAAACCCGACCGCTTTCTCTATATCATCCTTCGACGGCATCGCCTCCTCTCCCGTCAACTCATCTTTCTTTGGCGCTACTGTATCATCTTCTATAATGAGGTTGAAGTGTCGACGAATAATGTTGGTACCAATACCTGCACTCTCAAATGTTCCTTCTGGATAATCGACTGGTCTCGTTAGACACGCACAACTATCACTCCACCTTACCTTCGAGAAGTTTGGCACCATATCTGGAAAGAAGAGATGAAACATCTCATTATTCTCCACAATATCTCGAATAGTACGTACCGTCTTCTGCGCATTAGGGGTCGTGTTTGACGTAATCAACACACGAATGTAGGTTTTATAAAGAATAGCCATACGTACTGCTCTCCAAAGTGCATAGTACGCAGCTGCAATTGTCGTCTTCAAAAAAGTTCTAGGCAACACCACCAACTTATCTTTCTTTGAGTGTTGCATAAACTTGCACAGTCCACCATGAAACTCTTCATCAAAGAAAGATGGGTCAGTAAACAGTTGAGCAAAGTAACTAAAGTCACTTAGCAGTAACCCACGAACACTCTCAACTTTCTTACTCGTCATCTGGTTCTGCATCCTTCTCCTCGTCTCTTTTCGCTCTCGACAACAAATCAATCAGCGATTGACTAGGCTCCACCAACACTCTCGCTTTCAACTTATCCTCTTTCGCATACCCTGTCCTGTCCAGAATATCCTTAGCCGCATTTACTCTAACAACCGCACTCTCATCATCCAACGCCCCTTTTAGTGTCTTAGCAGCTTTCTCGCTCGCATCTGCTAATGCCACTCTTGTAGAGTCAGTCGGTCTATTCGCTTCCGCCTCCGCAAAATCTTTCTTAACCTCCGCCTCCATTATCTTCATCTCCGCTTGAAACAGTTCACTATTCACAATCAATGACGCTCTCGACACACTAAACCCCAAATCCTCGCATGCGTCTGTCAACGTCATTCCCGCAATCAATCTTCTCATCAACGCCCTATGCCGTGGTTTTATCCTCTTCGGTTCCGCATCCAACGTTGATTGTGCTTTCTGTTCTTCCATCTTTCTACTCTCTCACTCCGTCATTATATTTTTGAAGATTATAATTTTATTTATTATAGTTACCACCCATTAATCATATAATCCGCACTCGCTACCAATATAACATATTTTCGTGGGGCTGTCAAGTTTTATTTTTTGAAATTTCAATATTTATGATTGTGGTGATATGGGTAAAACCATAATTTCGAAAATTGAAATTATCATTTTTGGGTGGGAAAATAACGGATACAAAGGTATAAAATAGAGACGGGCAGGGGAGGGTACGTACTTGGTATACCTTGGTCCTGAAACGTGTAGCCTAGACGGCAAAGCGTACGATTGCGGGATAGTTCATACGAGCGTGTGATCCGCGTATGGGGACAACGTACGTATGGGGACAACGCATAAGAATGAGGGATTTTACTTGAGCCGGCGTACTGGACCAGCGTATAAAATAAGCACCCGCTCACACTCTTGTGAATATGAGCGGGCTACTCTGCGAAGATTACCAGCTACCAACTAGACGCTCTCGATGTCATCAAGGTTAACTTTTCTCCCACCGGCAGAAGTCTTCTTCATACCGTTTTTGGTG